GGAAGCGAGTTATCATAATATGACAGTTGGACGCATACCTTCGGTTGAAGGTGGTATTCAACCAACGCTATTGACAACCAAGGGCGACATCATTGTCGCTACTGGTAACGCCACCCTGGTTCGCCAGGGCGTGGGTTCTGATGGACAGGTTCTAACGGCTGATTCTGCTCAGGCAGATGGGGTTAAGTGGGCTACGCCTTCAAGTGGAGGAATGACTTTATTAAGTACAACAACTTTAAGTGGTTCTTCAATTTCCTTAACAAGTATTCCTTCAACATATAAAAATCTTAGAATTATTGTTCGTGCTTTTAAGCCATCTACTGATGGAAACTTATATTTAAGAGTTAATGCAGATTCAAATGCTAATCGTCATTATCACTCTGTTTCTAATGATATTTATACTGGTGAATCTTTTAATAGCACTTCAATTAATTGTTCAAATACTCAAGACAGCGGTGGTGATAATTCATTAATTTCTATTGAAATTTTTGATTATACAAACACAACAACTTGGAAATTATTAAATTCCTCAGCAATTTCTAATAATGGAACAACTGCTACAAACCTTAATTACCGATTTGGAATGGGAGCATATAACCAACTTTCAGCCATTTCATCTCTTGATATTTTTCCAAGTTCAGGAACTTTCACATCTGGAACATTATTACTTTATGGAGTTGCATAATGAGTACACAAATTAAAATTATTCATAATATACAAACAAACGAAGTTATTAAACGCGAAATGACTGCTGATGAATTAGCCCAATGGGAAGCAGACCAAGCAGCAATAGCAATAGAAATTGCAGCCAAAGCAGAAGCAGCAGACAAGCGTCAAGCACTCCTAGATAAACTAGGCATTACAGAAGAAGAAGCACGACTACTCTTAGGAGGCAACTAATGGCTACAGGTAGAGTTCCAACAACGGCTAACTCGCCGTTAACAGCAAAGGGTGACCTATTCGGTTACTCCACTACCCAGGCTAGGGTAGCCGTGGGCAACGATGGGGAAACTCTCGTAGCAGATAGTTCCACTTCAACAGGTTTGCGCTATCAGGGTTCACAGGCTGCTGGTAAGAACGCAATTATCAATGGCGCATTTGACATTTGGCAACGAGGAACAAGCGGCACAATAGCAGCGGGTTCTTATGTTGCAGCAGACCGCTGGTACACATACAGAAACACAACGGGTTCAACTTTTTCCCGTCAATCTGCCAGCCTTACAGGTTTTCAATACTCAGGCAGAATTGCTAGAGACTCAGGTAATACGGCAACGGCTAACATAGGTTGCGGTCAATCCATTGAGTCAATCAACTCAATTCCTTTTGCTGGTCAAACTGTGGTCCTTAGTTTTTGGGCTAAGGCTGGTGCAAACTTTTCTGCAACATCTAGTATTTTGCGTGTAAGACTTTTGAGTTCAACTATTACAGACCAAAACATAGTCTTAAATGGTGGAACAACAGTAATTGACCAAAATGTCACACTTACTACATCTTGGCAGCGTTTCTCCTATACGGCTGCAGTCGGCAGCACCGCAGTAACTTTGGGAAATATTTTTAGTTATGACCCAACTGGTACGGCTGGCGCAGGAGACAACTTTGAGGTTACTGGAGTCCAACTAGAATTGGGTAGCGTTGCTACATCTTTCCAACGCGCAGGCGGAACAATCCAAGGAGAATTAGCCGCTTGCCAGAGGTATTACCAAAAGTCTTACAATCAAGATGTGACAGTGCCAACAAATAGTGCTGCTCCTGGTGTTGTTTATTCCGTGAGCGGAAACGTTCCAAATGCAAACATTGTTAGCCGAGTTAATTTCCCAGTAACTATGCGAACTTCTCCAACTGTGACTATTTACAGTTATGCAACAAGCCAAACAAGTAGAGTCTCAGATGCTGGTGCTTCAGATTTGGGTGCAAACTCGGGCAATTCTTTGGGTGCTGGTATGAACGGCTTCAGCGTACAAAACAATAGCGGTGGCACTTTGACCGCTTCTTACAATGGTTTTATGTTCCACTATGCAGCAAGCGCGGAGTTATAAAATGGAAAAATACACATACGAAACAATCGAAACCGACTTGGGCAAAATCTTGCTTCGTTCAGATGGGGCTTCGATACCTTGTGACCCAGCCAATTCAGACTATCAACGCTATCTAAATCCAGAAGCGGAACAATCCACACCAATTGTGACGGATGAAGCCAAGACTAAGTAAAGCTGCTATTCAACTCCGAGAGCAGTTTGATGACTCATACCCAAGTCGTGATCGCACATCGGATGGCTGGATCGGTGATACTCGACACGCAGCTCGCCCTAGCGATCATAATCCCGATGTTGATGGCTGGGTTCGTGCCATCGATGTTGATCGTGATCTCAGTGGTAGGGCTAAGCCAGACCTCATGCCAGATCTTGCAGATCAGATTCGTCTCCTATGCAAGTCTAAAAAAGAAAGACGCATTACCTACATTATCTTTGATGGTCGTATCGCCTCTAGCAAAAAGGCTTGGGAATGGCGACCATATGAGGGCTCAAACAAACATAACCACCACTGCCATATCTCGTTTGCAAAAGAAGCTGACGATGATGGGGCTTTTTTTCAAGTACCTATGTTAGGAGCCAGTAATGAATGAATTAAAAACAGCAGCAGGTTCATGGGCTAGAGCCTTCTTAGTAGCAGTTATCTCAATGGCAGCAGCTGGAGTCACAGACCCTAAAGCACTCATTGCAGCAGGCGTGGCTTCTATCCTGCCACCTGTGCTTCGCTACCTTAACGCTAACGATCCAGCAATGGGAATTAAGAAGTGAGCCAAACAGATTTCTTCAGCCTTTACATAAGCACCTTGCTAATCATTGGTGGTCTTGCAGGCTATGTTATTACTCATCTGCTATCAGAGATTAAGCGACTCAATCAGCGTGTCGATGAGATCTACAACATACTTCTAGAGCGATAATTTTGCTATGGCAAGAAAAGCAACTAAGAATCTAGTTGAGCAAGATTACTCAGCTCTTGATGCTTACTGCATTGGAATGTATGAGTTTGCTCAATCTCTAAAGCGTGCAGGCTTTGATGAAGAAACAGTGCTAGGCATTATCGTTGAACGATCAGCCTATCCTGCTTGGATATTGCCTGATCCGATAGAGCCAGAGAAGTTTGGCGACTATGAAGATGAGGATGACGATTAAGCGAATCGTTATTGTCAGCGACTGTCAGGTCCCTTACCATGACAGGGTTGCAACCCGTAACCTTGCTAGCTTCATCACAAAGTTTAAGCCAGATCAAGTAGTCACAATAGGCGATGAGATTGACCTACCACAGATAAGCAAGTGGGAAGAAGGTCGCATGGGCAGTTATGCCCAGACCCTAGATGATGATCGCAACGAGGCCGTGCAACTTCTTTGGGATTTAGGCGTTACTGATTGCATCCGTAGTAACCATACAGATCGCCTCTATAACATCATCATGGCTAAAGTGCCTGCCTTTGGTGCATTGCCAGAGCTTCGCTTTGAGAAGTTCATGAAGTTTGATGAGCTGGGCATTACCTTTCACAAAAACCCTATGGCCATTGCTCCCAATTGGATTGCTGTTCATGGCGACCATACACCAATCAAGCCACAGGGGGGCTTATCAGCCCTAGAAGCGGCTCGTAGGCACGGTAAGAATGTCATCTCAGGTCATACTCACAGGGCAGGCAGGTCGGCCTTCTCAGAGGCCTCTGGAGGCCGTATAGGGCGTGTTCTGCATGGTGTTGAGGTCGGCAATCTTATGGACTTCAAGCAAGCTCATTACACAAAGGGTTCAGCCAATTGGCAACAGGCTTTTGCCATTATGTATGTCCAAGGATCCAAGGTTCAAGTCGATTTAATCAATATTGAAAAGGACGGCACATTTATCGTGTCTGGAAAGTCCTACGGCCGACCTAGATAATCGTTACCGTTTCGTTATATAAATGTGTTAGACATTGTCAGATCGGCATGAGACTCTAAATCTGTAGCCAATCAAGGGCATTGGCACAGATAGGTACGGAAATGACAATTACACCAATTCAACGCCACCCAATTCGTTTAACTTTTAAGGATCGTTGCGTTTCATGTTTAAAACCAGCAGATTATTTATGGAATGCAGATGGTTTTGCCTTAACAGATGAATCCACAAGTGCTGGATTTTGCAATAATTGCTGGAATTACTGAGGGGGCTAAAATGAGTTTTGAGATGCCAATTATAGTTTTATTGTTAGCAGCTAATGTGCTGTGGTACATAGTCGGATGGTCACAAGGCTTCAATGAGGGAAAGCGCGAAGGCGTTGTAGTAGGCAAGAATTATCAGCGAGTGACACAAGATGCTCGCTAATGAAATCTTACTCTCAG